GCCCGGGACTGCAGCAGTCTACTACCATGACTCTGCGCGGCAATCTTCCAAGATTGCCTATACCACTGAGGTAGTGGCACCCCCACTTCATCCACGTCCCAGAGGGACGTGAAGAAGCGACGGGAAACGATGACGACCGCATTACGCGGCGTTATGCCACCGCTTCTCCCTTCACCCTTTGAAGCAGACAGGAGAACACTTAACACAGATATGTCACTCCAGTTGCCTTTAACGAACTTGTTGAAGTCAACAGTGCGGGGTTTAACCCGCCTCACGGTATAACTTTGTAGGTTACACTGCAAGTTATGACTCCAATATGGACGACAACCCGAAAGCTCTTGGGGAACTTTAAAGCCCCCAACTTCCGCCTCGAAAGGTGGAATTAGCTTAGGCTTAAACTGTAGTAAGCCAATCAAAAATTGGCAAGTACTAGGCAGTAATATGCCCGAACGAGCGGACCAGTCCGTTAATCTGTTTAGGGTAGAAAGGATGTCCTGATCAGTGCGCAATGTTTTGCAATACACACCACGCACATTACGGCCGCGATAAAAATCGCCGCCACAGGACTCGCGAAAGAAGCCGTTATTAAACGACTTCGCTGCGTTCACTGTGAAGCCAAGTAAACTAAGGAGTTCGCGAACAGGGCGATCAAGCTCTGTTAACACGACGAGATCGTCGCCGTTAACTCCAAAATTTCCAGCTCCACGGTAACAGTCTGTGCCTACTACTGGCTTTATGCCATAGCAGTCATAAACTGCAAAAACGACAGCGCAGAAAATTGCCGTCTGAAGCGGAAAGGTAGTCGCATTTCCCATCGAACTGATCATGCTAAGTTCGATTACACTGCCATCAGGAAGGCGTGTAGAAGGAGTGCGCAAGGCATCCAAATAATGGAGCCAAGATTGCTTTCCCGCACACCATTCAAGCATTTTCCTTGATATGGTGTCAGAAGCGCTTGAAAGATCGATAGTAGAAAAACTACCGGTCGCGCTTCCGATTTGAGCTAGTAGTCTATTTAAGGATTGTTGCCTTTGCAGGTCAATCCCGAAATGACGTTTAAGCTGTCTTTCTAAGACAGCCTGAGCACCCTTTTGGAAAAAGGTGTTCAAACTTGGCTCAATACAGATGACTCTGCTCTCGCTTACCGTCTTAGGTACTGTAGAGAACTTAGAGCTCTTCTCGCAGTGTCCACCGAATTGTTCTTGGCGAAAAGCCTCGACCTGTCGATGGGAATCACTGCCAGCGCACCGACTAACAAATAAATCACGCAAAAATTCGCGTGAGTATGTTAGCGGTGACCTCGTGAATTTTTCATACCACGAGGTACCAGTTGCACCCAGGGATGAACCTGGGCCGTTGTCAGCAAAGTACGAGATTTTGGACCAGTCCAAAACTGAGGACCAATCCAAAAATTGCGGTTCCTCTTCCGTTGCTTGATAAGTAACAGAGAAGAAATCACAAAGATGGCGTCTAAAAGTGCCGAGAAGAATTTCTTCACGGTCAGTTTTAGGTTCATATCGCCACTCGTCACATTTGCTATTTGCTGCCAAGAATTTCTGGCGAGCAACAACGTCTACGTCCCCAGTTATCTCATCTTGAAACTTCTTTAAGAAGCTTAGTGAGATCGCTTGGGCGTAGGCAACTTCGATTCCGGCATCGGGATGAAGTTCTCCCAAACTGCCGGATCTAGTCCCAGTGTCGTAGGGGTTAAAGCCTGCAACGCGAGATAGGTCGTAACGAAGATGCTCAGAAAGAGCAGTACAAACAGGCTGATTAGCCATGTGATCACCCTTCGGGTTGAAGTTAACACCAGTCGCTCTAATTTAGTTGCAGATATGATCATCTCAAAGAATACCAGAGACAACCGTATCTGCTAGACCGCTGGCTTGGGCGTAGACAGCACCAATGTGTGCTGAAATACACGCCTTAACACTCAACGGGTCCGCCAAATCTGCACCGGCAGGCACACTGATTTCTGTCGTCATAATCATGACAACAGGAGAGTTACCTGCTAAAGGTATAACGCCCTTGCGGGTGATTACCTTGTGGACATTTTTGGGAACAGTACCGCGAATACCCTTTGCAGGGTCCACATATCCGAGGCCTTTGTAGGCCAAAGGACGGTGAGCGGTAATAGTGAAGGGTGAGGCTACTCCATGAACAGTAACGCCAGTTTGCGTGCCACCTAAAGTGGTAATAGCATATTGGCGCGAAGTACTGTTTGGAGCGACATCAGCCGTCGGGGTATAGGTTGGGCTAGTTAAGCCAACAACCGCTGCGCCAGTAATAGCGCCTGATAGTACAAAGCTCATTGGTTTTATCCAAGGAAGTAGGGTAAAAGCTATCGAAGCTTTTGTATAGCAACTGCCAATACATTCACCCACTTAGTACTCATGAGTGGTGGATAGGTAGTTGCAAATGAGGGCACTAACGTCGCCGGGATTACTCTCGTAAACGTAAACCTCCGTGCCTTATGGGAGGGAGCCTGGAAGGAACCCGGTACATAGCGGAGAGCACCTGAAGATGCGGGTACAAGCATATTGCTATACTCGATCTCCACGTCTGTAAGCTTCTTGGTAGAAGCGACGTGGTAAACAAGTCCGCGAGTCTCAACTTGACTCGCATTGATTATGTCGCCAATGTTGGTGAAATAATCAACTAACCACGAGTACGGAATGAGTTCCACGAGGGTAGGTATGAATTGACTACTGTCAAACCCATACCGTGACAATTCACGATTATCATCGTAAATTGCTCTCAGTTTGTCGAAGGACAATAAGCCCACTACTCGAGTAGACGACTTCGTTGTCGTCCTTGAAGTTTTCATGGACTCATATCCACCATTTCCAAATCCAACCATAGCAGTAGTAACTACTGATTTTGGAGAAGATTTGCCAATGGCTGAAACACGAGTTCTGTGAGACCTCTCAGCGATAATGGCATCCTTTAGGTTGTCAATATCGTTAATGAAAGGCCTCCAGCCAAACTGAACCTCTAACCAAAGAGCAGAGAGAGCTTTTGCAGGTGATTTCTTAAGCCTACGAAAGTCTCGACGAATCTTGCTAAAAAATTGCAAGGTTCTGCCCTTCAGCATTCCAGCAGTTTCACGTAGCTCACCCAAGAAAATCATACCTTGGAAGATATGCATCTTGGAACTGAGCTCATTGGCGAAACTGGCTATAGCTACATTATAGCTATCCGTGACGGCCAGATGTACGGGCGTGCCCGGACTCCAGACTTGTCGACCGTCTAAGTTGCCAAAATCAGAACGGAAATAAGAAGACAAATATTTCCACTGACCGGCACCTAGATATTGCCAAACTTGGTATTCGACACGGTACGACCCAACTCCGGGATCGATCGTTATAACGTCACGATAGTACGGAGCTGAAGCAGCTTGCTGTCGTTGAATGGATTCACGCCAGCGAGAGTTGTTGTAAAAATGTTGCGTATCATCCCACTTGAGGGTATACGAACTAGCACTTTGAGGGTGACCAACACCATATTTGCGTGTGGTTATACTTCTAGGGTTAGTTCGGACTTCCAATGGAATGCTCTCCAAGTTGCTCACGGATTGTGCAACCC